TCAACGTTGCCAGAGGTGCTAGTGATGTTTAAGTCACCACGAATCTTTGCTAATAGCGTATAGTAGGTTATCTCCTGAGTTTTCTTCAGAGAAGGGCTAAATACTGAGAATTGGTCAGCAGGATTAATTCTATATACGTCTATCAGTCCCATTACTTAATAGTTTTATCAATAACCTTAGAAGCACCAATTACAATAATAAGTGCGAAAATGATCTGCCAGAACAGACTATTTAATCTGTCCCTATCTGACCGTATGATGGTCTTGTACTGAGTAATCTTCCTGTAGATAGGGTACGGCTTTACTTCTGCATCAACCTTCAGTTTATTGTTTGCCCTTTTAGTTAGCTTGATTGTAATCGTATCGTTGGTAATTACAATGCTGTCCTTAAAGTCTATGCTTACAGAATCACGCAAACGCACAGAGTTAGTCCACAGCGTATCAAACTTGTAGACGATACGTGTGTCGATGATGTCTGGATCTTTCTGAATGGCTTTTCGCATATGCCACTCAGCAGAACAACTACTGATCAGCCCAATCAGAATAAGGAATGTAATAAGTCTTACCATTAGAATTTCTTTTTGCTACTAGTACTTCTTTCTCATCTTCCCTAGCACGCACAATTCCAACGTGAACCCAGGCTGGATTTCCGTACTTGTTCGGGTGTTCAAGAATCAACTCAGTAAAAGGCAAGTTGTCCTTAATGTAATGAAAGATGTCTTTGTTAGAAATGGAGTTTCTTCCGTCCATATCGATGTCAGCAGCAGCTGCCTTTACGTGGAAAGAAGTTGGTGATCCCTTTATTGCTTTATTAAGCTTAGGTGATCTGTACCAAGAAGATATGTATATAGCAGTATTGAATCGCTCTCTAACAGGGTCTAAAACCATCTTAGCAAGATACTCTGCATTGGCCTTAGCCTCAGCAGTTAGCTTGTTTGAAATTCCAAGGCGCTTAGCGTCGTGAGAACTCTCAACTTCTGATTGTCTGAAATACTTACTCTCCATCGTACTTTCTATTTTTTCTCACACCACCATCGGCAGAGTCACGAAGGAACAACATAGTAAAACCACCAACGATAAAGACAGATGCTTCCGTTAGTGACGCTCTTTCCATAAATACAAGTACAAAGCAGGCTAATATCATAGCCAATCCAAGAACAGTTGTTTTCCAGTTCTTAAATATGCGCTCTATAAGTAGATTCATTTCTTCTGCTTAACGTCTCTGCGCCAACGCCACAGTGTATAGAAGAATGATATAGCCATAACAAACAAACCAGCAATCTGGTGAATCTGTGCCAATGTAAGTCCGCTAATGGTAAGTCCCCAGGAAGCGGCTATAGTTTCGGCGCTATCGTGTTTCATCGCTAGTCAGTTGTGTAGGTAATACTGCAAATATACATTATTCTCCCGTGAGAATCTTCAAGATGTCATCTTCTTGTTCCTCAGTAAGTTCCGGTCTTTTACCCTGTCTCTGAGAAATTAGTTTAGACTGCTCTATGGCCTGCTTAGAGATTCGCTCATCTTTTCGGTCCTCTTTCATCTGTTCAACCTGCTCAAGCTGTTGGGTTTTCTCCTGGTCTTGCTGCTGTTGAACTCCGAGTTTAAGACTCTCAAGTTGCATCTTTAGGCCGTATTCCATCTGCATCATCTGAGCCTGAATCTGTGCCTCCATCTGCATCTTCTGCATATCCAACTGAGACTTGATCTGTGCCAACTGAGCTTCTCCCTGAGCACTTGCCTGTGCCGTCTGAATGTTGGCCTGTGCCTGCATCTGTGAGTTCTGTGCAGAAATCTCTTGTCTCTGCTTGATTCTCTTCTTGCGGCGGACTACCAACAGCTTCTCTGCCTGGTCAACGTCACGCAGCTGGCGGATAGCAATAGCGTCCTCAAGGTCGATCTCACCAGTGCTCAGCGCTACCTGGATGTTCTGCTCCAAGTATGCCTTGTCTTGGTCATTCATTTCCGTAACTACACGTACACCGAAGTTGTACATAGGTAGGTCTTTGAACGAACTTAGCACCTGCATATTCTCCTTGCCAATAGCGTTTTCATACGACTTGTACAGCACGGAGTTCACAGGGATGATTTGAAGGCATTTAACGATGTCTTCGCACACACGGCGGTAGATTACCATCGCAGCGTTAGTAATGTCGTAGATGGCGTTATTTGCAGCCTGCATAGCCTGCTGGCGAACTCCTACCAACTGCTCCCCTTTTGGAGTAGATGCGTCCATTACTTCGTTGATACCAGTAGCGTCACGAATCATACGAAGAGCGTGGTTGTAGATACCAATCAATTCGTTGATGTTTCTGATGCTGTTGTCCAGTGAACGTACCGGAGGATTTTGGAAACTTCCGTCAGGATTCTTGGAACGGTAGTAGAAGATACCAGTCTGCTCGTAGATGTCTTGGATGTCCAGTGGCTGCAATTCGCCGCCACGTCCAATCTGAACGTTCTCCAGTCCTTCGATGTCAACAAGCAATCCATCAGGCTTAGCCTTAGCAATCGACTGCTGAATCTTCAGGTGCGTGATTTGCAACTGGTCAGCAAAGCCGATGACGCTAGACACCATAGACTTAGGAATCATTCTACGGATGTTCGTAGCCACAACAGAATACGAGAAACGAGTTCTGCTCAAGTCGTGGATGTTCTTCGGGATGTTCTTCTTCAGACCGTAGTCGAAGATGTAGTCTGTACCTACAATGTATCTACCTCCGTAGAGAGTAGCATTGTTCATAAACACAGGCTCACGCTCGTACACACTCTGTGCAGGTGGTCTGTAGTTGTAACCTTTGTAGTAGAATCCTTCGTTACCAAAGCGAGACTTCTTCTTCTCGAAGATAATTGGGTCTACGCTCATAAACTCAAAGTCCATCACCTCGATGGTGTACTCGTCGTATCCGTAGTTGTATGATGTCAGCGATGGATCAAAGTGCATATCCATCAAGCGGTCTGCATTGTTGCCTAATTTGTTAGCAACAGTCTCAGCCATCTTCTTGTACTGATCTTCGGTAAACTGGTCTCCAGCAATACGCTTCAATTCCTGAATTGACATACGCTGGATGTGGCCCATATACACGCAGTCCGTGAAGTTAGGGTCATCAGTAAAGCTATGGATAAAGAACGCAGGGTCTACGTACTTCTCCGTGATTCCGTAGTTAGGATCGTTTTCACGTTTAGTGACAGCCATACCTAGCGTCACCAAGTCCTCTACGTTCCGTCTGTAGATACGCTCGTTAAAGTCGTTCCAAGACAGGGTCAGTCTTGTTGCAATCTGTGCGGCAATCTCTGCCGATGTTTTAACAGAAGACTCCAGGAAAATTTCTGCTTCTTCCGTCGTATCGGGCAATGCATTCGGATCAAAGCCAACATCAAGTCCAGAGTCCTTAGCCTGCTGGAACATTTGTTTGTTCTCGATGCGAAACTTAATCTTCGCTTTTTCTCTATCTTTCTCTGTCTGGGAAATTGGGTCGATAGCATCTACGTTCGGATATGGTTCTGTGGACAGAATTTTGTTCACAACAACCTTCACAAACTTAGGTACAATAGGTACCGGAGTCCAGTCCAAAGACATAAGAGCACCATCCCCATTGTTGGGGTCCAGAGACGTTAGAATCTGTTTGTAGATATTAGTATCTTGCGTACCGTTTGCGTAGTCTCTATTGATCTGGAATTGCTTCCAGCGTCTATTATATAGAGACCCAGTTGTCTCAGTACCTCCCCATTGAGCATATACGCCTTTCGCATATTTCAAGCCATACTCTTTCGATACCTTTGTCGGATGTGGCGCCAAAGGGTCAGGAAAGCCCAGACCTGAACTCAACATTGCATCATCTGCCATAGAATGTTGTGTCTTAATATATCCTACAAATGTAGGAATTATCTACTTAGGTCCTTTCCCTTGCGGAAGAACACCTTATTCGAGAAGTCTGCCTTCTTAACCTGCTTGACAACTCTCTGAGATCCTAGCAGCGCAAGACCCGCACTGATAGTCAAGTCATACTTGGTTCTATCGTCAATCTTGAAATTAATCCAGTCCTCTAAGGTCCTATTAAAGTACATCTTACCGTATTCCCCGGTATCTTTATTTATACCTACGTGTTCGTGGATGTACGCTTCAATAGACTGTGCGTGTGCCTGGATTACGTCCTGAGAGTTTGATGGAATACCCTTTGACTTTACCGTTACGTGGTTGGTAGAACCGCCGAGGTGCTCTGGTCTATCCATAACGTAGCCATCGTAACCTCTTGATTCAAAGTATCTTACGATTCCATACTTGTTGTTTTCTATCAGAAGAGGAAACCCGTAGAACGAGGCAGCCATCAGAACATCCTCGTAGAAGATGCGAGCTAGTGGTGGGCGAGATGCGTACTCCGCAACGAACATATTGCTAGGGTACTTCATATTAAACTTCAAGTACATATGACACGCACCTTTAGATGATCTTCCATCCACAGTTGCGTCTAGGTCATAGGAGTCAACTCCTCCGCAGCCGTACATATGGTTTGGAGCAACACGTTTTCCGTTCTCTATCTTTGATACATTTCTGTCTTCAGGATTTGGCATCCAGGTAATCCTCCACCTTCCGTCTGCCTCCGGCTTAAACAGGACCTTTGTATCTGCTACGCCATTCTCCCAGTAGAAGTTTCCTTGTACAATTGGATTTGGAAATAGCTCGTCGTTGTACTGAATCTGTTCGTATATGTTACCGATATTGAACAAACTTGCCTTGGTAGAATCTCGGAACGCCTCATCCTCGGTAAATGGAAACTGGCGGATAACCTCGTTTAGTTCGTAGCTATCGCTGGTCAGTGCCTTTCTCTCGTTCTTCAAGAAAGTACGTGCCCCAATCTTGATGATGTCTCCATCAAGACCAATGATTGGTTTCTCTGGATCTTCCACAACGGGGTTGCCGTACTTGTCAAAGAATCCTTCCAAAGCTTCGTATGCCGGGATAAAGATTCTGTATAGGCCAGACTTGGTCCGATCATTCTCGTTTCTGTCCGATGGGTCTGAGTTGTAGTATAGGTCTCTGTACTGACGACCACCCTGATCCAGTGGGTTTACAGTTGAACCGACAAGAGCCTTTCCAATAATCTTGCGACCAACAAGGAGACAGGTTCTATGGATGCGCCAAGACTCACGAATGTCTGTAGGCTTAATCCATTTACC